GTGGCCGCCCGTGAAGGGGTGATGGTCTACCGTCGCCCGGACGGCACCACCTTTCGGGAGCTCGTGACGCTCGACGCCCTCCGCTCCATGGGTAGCGGCCTCCCGCGCGGCCCCGTCACGCTGGGACACCCGCCCGACTTCGTCACCCCCGAGAACGCCCAACGGTACGCGGTTGGGGACGTGGACGGCGAGCTCGTGATCGAGGAGGACGGCGAGCAGGGCGCCTATGCCAAGGTGCGGATCGCCGTCCGCCAGCGCCCAGCCCTTGACGCCATCCGTGCGGGCAGACACCAGCTCTCCCCGGGCTACGACGCCGAGATCGACCCTACGCCTGGGGTCCACCCCATTTTCGGCGCCTTCGACTCGAAGCAGGTCGGGCGCACCGTCAACCACCTTGCGATCGTCGATACTGCCCGCGGCGGGCCGACCGTCGCCCTTCGCACGGACTCGGCCGACGCCGAGCAAGTCTCCTCCCTCCCCGGAGTCACGATGGACCCCGCAGCCTTGGACGAGCTCGTCAAGCAGCTCGTCGCCGCCCTCAAGCCCGAAGTCGCCGCCGCTGTGGTGGAGGCGATGAAGCCGCTCCTCAAGATCGAGACCGCCGAGGGCGAGGGCGCCGCGAGCGACCCGGCCGCCATGAAGGCGGAGCTCGACGCCTGCAAGGCCGACCTCGCGGCGGCCAATGGGAAACTTGCCGCCGCCGAGGAGAAGAAGGTGGACGGCCTTGCCGCCCGCCACGGCGTCAAGTTCGACGCCACCGACAAGCTCCACCAGAAGCGGGTGAAGCTCGCCGCGAAGATCGTCCCCAGCATCACCGACGCTGCCGACTCCCGCATCGACGGGGCTATCGCCGCGCTGGAGGTCTTCCGCGCCGACGCTCGCGACTCCCGCTATGACGGCCAGCCGGCCGATCCGAACCGCACCGACGGCGCCGGCAAGCCCATCGCCCCGATAAACCTCCACGAGGCCCGCGAGAAGCTGCGGGCGGGAGCTGCCAAATGAGCGACATCTCCTTCTTCACGCGACCCTCCGATGCTCGGTCGGCGATCCCGCTCGGGCTCATCGGCGCGCTGGTCGTCGGCTCCTGGCAGAGCCGCGAGACCACCGTGATCAACACGGCCGGGCAGGCTGCGCAGGTCACCACGATCGCCTCCCCGGCAAGCCCGGACAGCTCCACCGCCTACTCGGTGACGGTGGACGGCGTCAGCGCCTCCTTCACCACCGATGCCTCGGCCACCCAGGACGAGCTCGGCGCCGGCCTCGAGTCCGCCATCAACGCGGAGCCCGGCATCCGCGGGCAGATGAGCGCGAGCTACAACAGCTCGACGAACGTGCTCACGCTGACCGGCGTCTACCCGGGCGTCAGCCACACGGTCACCGTCTCGGGCGGCTCGGGCGGTGCCGTCCTCGGCGCCCCGACCACGGCCACCTCGGCGAGCGCCGGAACCTCCGTCCCCTTCGGGGTGGCGGTGGTGCAGACCGGCTTCACCACCGACGGGAGCCAGCTCCGCAAGGGCGCGGCCCCGAAGACGACCACCTTCACGGCGCAGGTGATGACCATCACCATCGCGACCGGGTCGGGGGCCTCCTTCACCGCCACCATCGACATCAACGGCAAGCGATACACCTCGAACGCCGTCGTCCACGACACCGACGCCGCCACCACGGCCACCGCCCTCGCCGCCGCGATCAACGCGGTGATGCCGGTCGAGACGGTGATCGCCACGACCTCGACGGCCGACCTCATCCTCACCGCCGAGGTGGAGGGCGCCGAGTTCGAGGCCATGGTGCAGACCGCGGGCAGCGCCAGCGCCGACGCCACGAAGGTCTACACCACCGGCCCCTCGATCAGCACCTCGCTCGCCCGCGCCCTGGTCGGCATCTCCGCCCGCGCCCTGAACGTCGAGAACGCCACCATCGGCGGTGACGATCCGGTCTACATCGGCAACTCCCCGATGCGGGTCGGCACCCAAGGCCGCGTGATCGTCTCCGACCGCGGGCTCACCATCTCCGCCGGGGATGAGGCCTACGTCTCGGTGGGGTCGAGCACCCCCGGCTACATCTACAACGCCGCCGGCACCGACCGCGTCTGGGTGCCGCCCGCCCTCCTCCGCTGGGAGACCCAGCAGTCCTCTGACGGGACGGCCGTGATCGCCGTCAACACCGGGAGCCTGTGATGAACGCCGAAGTTCTCTTCGTCGGAGCCGATGGCAGCGTCTCCGAGTGGCATCTCGGCGGCCGCCTGATCGGCGCCCTCAACATCGCGACGAGCATGAGCCCGAAGCTCAGCGCCCTGCGGGCGGACGCCAGCGATGATGGCCCCGCCGGGGGCTGGGCGCAGGTCGAGCTGCAGGCGGCCTTCCACCAGATGACCAACGCCGGGGTATCGGCCGCGCGGCGTGATCTGGGCCTGCGCAACGACTCCTTCAGCGCATCGATGGGCGTGGCGGAGCCACTCGATCTCACCTCGATCACGAACGAGGTGCTCACCCAGCCTCTCCCTGAGCTCACCGGCCTCTCGCTCTTCGCGAGCGACCCGACCCTCTGCAAGCCCGGCGCGGCCTTCTACCGCCAGCGCCGCCGCTTCCTGACGGGGGCCGCGGCCATCCACGGGGCCGGGTCGAACGTGCCGCTCGCCAGCGTCGGGCGCACCCTCTCCGGCCCCCGGCCGACCCGATACATCGTCAGCGGCGCGAAGATCAGCCTCTTCGACAAGCTCGGCGACAACTTCCAGGGCCTCGACTCCTGGCGCGACAGCCTCGACGCCGGGAACCGGGCCCTGAACGAGTACCACGACCGGCTGACCTGGCTGGGTGATAGCACCTACGACATCTGGGGGATCCTCAACTTCCCCTACTGCGACGTGCTGATCTCCTCGACGGCGATCTCCGCCTCCTCGACGACCGCCCAGATCGTGGCCGCCATCTCGCAGGCCGCCCACCGCAGCCTCGTCGCCAGTAAGGGCGTCTTCGCGCCCAACGCCGTGGTGATGTCGCTGTCGATCTGGACCTACCTGACGCGCACCTTCTGGGACACGTCGAACGCGACGAACGCGAACCTGCTCACCATCCTGAAGGAGGCCTGCCCGCACATCACGAAGTGGTCGGCGAGCTGGCGCCTCGACGACGCCGGGCCCTCCTCGGCCGATGGCCTCTTCTTCTACCGCGACGACAAGCAGGGCCCGGTGGTGGTCACCCCCATCGAGACGACGATGCTCCCCGTGCAGACGATGGGCTTCGATGACATGGCCTACATGTTCAAGCAGATCGGCGGCGTCTGGGAGCGGGAGCCCGCGGCCCAGCTCATCTGCTGGTTCACCACCTGATCGGAGCCTGACGTGAGCAAGAGCACCACCCTCGTCAACCAGCGTGAGCACAAGATCACCTTCGCCCTGCCCCTCGGCGGGACGAAGGAGAAGCCCAGCGACGGCCGCGTCCTCGAGTTCGGCCCGGCCGGAACGAAGGAGGCGCGGATCGATGTCAGCGCCGAGGACTTCGAGATCATCAAGGGCTGCGCCCCGATGGCCGCCATGCTCGGCAACGAGATCCGGGCCATCTGACCATGGCGACGGCGCTCAGCCGCTTCCGGCTCTACGCCCCGGAGTTCGCCTCCGTGAGCGATGGGGACGTGGGGCTGCTGATCGACGATGCCGCGGAAGTGCTCCTGCCGGCCGCCTGGGGGACCATCTACCCCCAGGCGCTGGCCCGGTGGGCGGCGCACCTCCAGACCCTCGCCGCCCGCGCTGCAGCCGCGGCGCCCGGCCTCGGCGGGGGCGGCTCCGTCTCCTCCATCTCCACCGGGGCCCTTTCCGTCGCCTTCGGCTCGTCGGGCTACACGGCCTCGACGGCCAGCGACGCATGGCTCAGCACCACCCCCCACGGCCTCGCCTTCCTCGCCCTGCGCGACACGCGGGCGGCGACGGCGCCGATGCTGCTGACGTGAGCGCGAAGAACCGCGTCACCGTGAAGGGCGTGGACATCCAGGAGCTCGGCCGACGCCTCGGCGACCTCCGCAAGTACCGCGTCGTCGTCGGCGTGCAGGGCACCGAGGCGACCGAGACCTACGACGAGAAGGGCGAGAAGAACGCCCGCCCGCTGACCCTCGTCGAGGTGGCTGCCGTCCACGAGTTCGGCACCGAGGACGGGCGGATCCCCGAACGATCCTTCCTCCGCGGCACCCTCGATCGGAAGTCGAAGCCCTACGGCAAGCTCCTCGCCGCCGCCGTGTCGGGCGCCCTGGAAGCGGTGGGCGAGGACGGCCTCGGCGATGTCGCGGGCGCCTTCGAGCGCGGTCTGAACCTCCTCGGTCTCCGCGTGGTCGCCGACGTGCAGACCACGATCCGCGACAGCGGCCCCGGCTGGCCCCCGAACGCCCCCATGACCATCGCCCGCAAGGGGTCGAGCAAGCCCCTCATCGACACCGGCCGCCTCCGCCAGTCCATCCGCCACGCCGTGCGGGTGATGTCGTGATCCTCGGCCTCGAGCCCGCCACCCGCTATCGCTTCGCCGCCGGCTCCTGGGGCTCCGATGGCCGCTGGGACGAGGGCGCCTCGACCTCCTCGGCGATGCGGGTCTCCTTTCAGCCCGCCTCGCAGCAGGTGCTGGCCACCCTCCCCGAAGGCGAGCGCAACCGCGACCCGCGGATGATCTGGACCTCGCCCTCGACCGAGCTCCGCGCCCTCTCGCAGTACGCGGGCACCGTCGCCGACCGCGTCGGGATCAACGGGGCGATCTACGAGGTGCGGGAGGTCTGGGACTACCGGACGACGCACCCGATCCCTCACTGCCAGGCCCTCCTGGTGCGCTACCAGGAGCCCGACGCCACCCTGCGCGGCGGCAAGCTGGAGGAGCTCACCCAGGCCGTCCGGGAGGCGCTGAAGGTCGCCCTCGACCTCACCGACGCCGAGGTCATCTGCTACGCCGCCGAGGGCGGTGGGCCCCGCCCGGCCCTGCCCTACTACGCCGTGCGGGTCATCGGAGACGTCCCGACCGGCACCGACTGGACCCTGCAGGGCGACGACGCCGGGCAGACCACCACGACCGCCGAGGGCAACCGGGGGGCGACGGTCTCGGTCTTCGGCTACGGCGCGGCCACGAGCGCAGGCCTGGAGGCCTTCGCGGCCTCCCTGATGCTCCCCCTCGTGCAGGCGGAGCTGGACGGCTTCGCCCTCGACCCGGACGGGGCGATCACGGCCTCGCCGCTCCTGCTCGACACGGGCATCGAGCAGCGGTATCAGCGCGACTTCAGCGCCGCCTACATTCAGCGGTCCACCACGGCCGACCTCCCCGTCGCCGAGCACCTTGTCTTCGACATCGACCTGCAGCGCCCCGAGGGCGGCGCAGACCTCAACGTCACCGTCACCGCGGATGCCCCATGAGCCAGCCCCTTCCGATTCCCTGGACCGACCTGGTCCCGGTCGATGTCACCATCCAGGACCCGAACGTGGCGCAGGTGTCTCTGTCCGAGGTCCTCTTCATCTCGTCCGACTCGACCCTCGGCGGCACCGATCGGGTGCGCAGCTACGGCAGCTATGCCGAGGTGGCCGCCGCGCTGACCGCCGGCACCGTCTCGGCCACGGCCGCCGCCGCCGCCGCGATCGCCTTCGGCCAGCCCCGGAAGCCCGACGCCTTCCTGATCGGTCGCCGGAACGGGGCGGGCTCGGAGACCTGGGCCGCCGCCTACGCCGCGATCATCGCCGACCCTCTCGGCGCCACGGCCTTCGGGATCTGCATCGACTCCCGGGCGGACGCGAACATCCTCGCCGTAGCCGCCGCCATCGCGACCGAGGGGGAGCGCCTGGGCTTCTTCCAGGCAAACAACGCGGACCTGCTCTCCGGCGCGCTCTCCTCCTCGACGCTGGCGGCCCTCGCGGGCAACGACTTCGTCCGGCTCTACTACCACACGACGGACTCCGAGTACCTCGACGTGGCGCACGCCGTCGATCGACTCGCTTGGGACGCGGATGAGCAGTCCGTGCCCTGGAACAGCGCGGTCGCCGGTGTGGCCACCTATGCCGAGCTCACCGCCGCGCAGAAGGCGCAGGCGCTGGCGAACAACGTCAACATCATGCGCCTCTTCGGCTCCGAGACGCGCTGGGTGGACCCCGGCCGCGACATGGAGAGTCGGCCCGGTCATCAACAGGTGACCCGCCTCTGGTTCAAGGTCCGGCTCGCTGAACGCGCGGCCGACCTGCTCGTGACGCGGAGCGCCGCCGGCCTGAAGCTCCCCCTGAACGCGGCCGGTCAGACGATCGTGGTCGCCCTGGTGGAGAACCTCCTGCTCGACGGCGTGACCGCCGGGCACTTCGAGGCCGACCAGTGGTCGGTCACCGCGGAAGACATCTCCTCGACCGACATCTCGCTCGCTCGCCTCCGCTTCAGCGGGTACGCGCGGTTCATGAACTCGGCCCGGGTGCTGTCCTTCTCCTTCGACTTCACGTCCTCCGAGGTGTCCTGATGGGCGCGCAGGTCATTTGGCTTCCGAACGTTCAGGTCATTATCGGCGGCTACCGCATCGAAGGGTGGGGTGAGGAGGGCTTCAAGTTGGAGCCCGACGAGGCCGACATGGAGAAGGTCACCGGGGCGGACGGCCTCTCGGCCTTCGCCCGGTCGAGCAACACGGACTGGACAGCCACCTTCTCGCTGATGCCGAACAGCCCCAGCTATCGGCGGATCATGCTGCTTCGCGACGAGCAGTTCGCGGGCACCACGTCGGGCCAGATCGACACCCTCAACTTCCGCTACTTCAACCCGATGAACGGCGACACGATCACCGGGCAGCTAATCTTCCTGACCCGCCCCGGGATGGCCGCCGGCAAGTCGATCGAGGCGGTTGAGATCACCGCCAGCCTCACCAAGGTCCGGGCCCGGTACGGCTCGACCCTCGTGGAGACCAACTGATGCCGAACCGCCCCGAGCTCGAGTTCCAACTCCCGGACGCCCAGGGGAAGCGGCACGCCTACCACGTCACGCCCCACCCCTACGCCGAAGCCGCCGAGATCATGAAGGCCCTGCTCGGCGCCGTGACAGCCCCCTTGCTGGCCGTGCTGGCCGCCAGCGGGAAGAGGCTCACCGTCGAGGGGGTGATGTCGGCCATCGGCGACCCGGGGGTGCAGGCCGCCGTCAGCGGTGCGGTCAACGCCCTCCCGGCCTCCGTGATGGTGCTCCTCTTCCGGCACGCCGACCGCGACGGCAAGCTCCTCCGCGGCGACGCGCTCGACGAAGCCTTCGCCTGCAACACCTGGGAGTCGCTCCAGGCCGCGCGAAAGATCGTCGAGTTCAACGGTTTTTTCGGGCCGCTCACTACCTGGCTCGCCGAGCAGCGAGCCAAGGCGGGGGAGGGGGCGGCCAGCCAGAAGCCGACGCCCAACGGCGAGTGATGGTCCACGCCGCCGGTGAGGGGGTGGACTGGATGCTCTGGCGCGTAGCCACCGAGCCGCGCATCTCCGACGGGATGGCCGCCATCCGCGACACCTGGACCCTCGATGAGCTGACCACCGCCCACCTCGCCCTCGACGCCATCGAGGACTGCCGGGCGATAGCGGAACGGGCAGGGAGGAAGTAGCGTGGCCGGCGGCGAAGTCATCAAGGAGCTCTTGGTCGCGCTCGGCGTCGATGCCGACACGGGCGACCTGGAGGCCTTCGACTTCGCCCTCGGTGCGGTGACTGCCGCCGCCGAGATCGCCGCCGCCGCCGTGGCCGCCCTCGCCATCGCCGTCGCCGGGGCCGTGGCCGCCACCGTCGAGGCGGGCAGCGCCGCACAGGAAGGGGCGCTGAAGACCGGCCTCTCGACGCAGGCGTACCAAGAGCTCGCCTACGCCGCGCAGCAGGCCGGCGTGCCGATGGAGCTCCTGGAAGCATCGCTGTCGAAGCAGACGAAGCTGGCGAACGACGCGGCCAACGGCAACGAGCAGGCCGCCGCCGCCTTCGAGGCGCTGGGCATCAGCGTCACCAACGCGGACGGCAGCCTGAAGAGCTCGGAGCAGCTATTCAGCGAGACTGCCGCCGCGCTCGCCGCCATCGAAGACCCCGCCAAGCGCGCCGCCGCCGCGCAGGCCATCTACGGCGAGAGCGCCGCGAAGCTGATGCCCCTCCTCGCCGCCGGCCCCGAAGGCATGGCCGCGATGCGGGCGGAGGCGGAGGCCCTCGGCGTGGTCCTGTCCGACGAGGACGTGGCCGCCGCCGATGCCTTCGGCGACTCGATGGACATGCTGATCGGAGTGGTGCGCGGGCTCGCCTTCGACATCGGGACGGCGCTGCTCCCCTTCCTGCAGAAGCTCGTGGACAGCTTCAAGGAGTGGTACCTCGCCAACCACGCGATGATCAGCGGCGGGCTCGACATCCTCGCCACCCTCCTCGGCGCCGTCTTCCGGGTAGTGGGCTCCGTCCTGTCGGTCGTGAACGACATCATCGAGAGCACGATCGGATGGGAGAACGTCATCAAGATCGCGACGGCCGCTCTTGCCCTGCTGGCCACTGTGATCGCGGGGGTGACGCTGGCCCTCGGCGCGCTGGTGGCCGTGGTGGGCGGGTTGATCTCCGCCGTCGGGATCTTCCTCGGCGTGGTCTCCGGAATGCTGCCCCTCCTCCTCGCCGTGGTAGCCGTCTTCTCCGCGATCGCCTCCGCGGTGACCGGCTTTGTGCTGGTCCTTGAAGACCTCTACACCTACCTCCAAGGCGGCGACTCCCTCATCGGCCGCTTCCTCGACAAGTGGCGGGAGAGCGACGGCGTTCTCGGCTCCGTTGCCCGCCTCTTCGACGCGCTGATCAACCTCGGCCGGACCCTCTTCGCGGCCCTGGCCCCGATCGGTGACGCCGGCTCGGCGGCCTTCGACAAGCTCCTGCAGAAGCTCGCCCCCGTGCTCGACATGGCGGCCCGCCTCGCCTCCTTCCTGGCCGGGCAGCTCGCCCCCGTCATCGACAAGATCGCCAGCGGCATCAACGCGATCAGCGGCGGCGTCTCCGCGGTGACGGGCACCTCTCCGGGGGCCACGGGCGGGGACGCGGCCGCCTCGGCCGGCATCGGCGGGGCCTTCTCCGCCTCGGCGGCCCCCACGGCAGCGACCTCCTCGGCCGCGGTCGCGCCGACGGTGCCCACGTCGGGCGGTGGGGCCAGCGGGGGGCCCTCCTCGACGACACTGAACGCGGGCGGGATCACCCTGAACGGCCTCGGGATCAACGAGGAGCAGGCCCGGAACATGATCCGGGAGGGGCTGGAGGAGTTCGCCCGCACCCTCTCCGAGGCCCACGAGGGGGCGCCGGCATGATGCAGCCCCCCTTCCTCATCCAGACCGCCGACGGCCGCGTGCTGGGCTTCGATGCTGTGCCGAAGATCGACTACTCGAGCTCCGTCCGCACCACGGATCACCCCGTTGAGAGCGGTGCATCGGTCAGCGATCACGCCGTCGAAGACCCCGACCGCATCGCCGCCGCGCTGGTCATCACCGAGAGCCCGATCGCCCGCGCGACCTTCGCCTCGACCTCGGCCTCCATCCTCCCGCCGAGCGGCCCCGGGCGCCTCGACGCGGCGTTGGCCTTCCTCGCCAGCATCAAGGGCCAGCCGGTGACGGTGCAGACCCGGCGCGGGGTCTTCACCCCCTGCCTGATCGAGCGCTTCGCCTGCACTGAGGACAAGATGCGGCGGCTCAACTTCGCCGCCTCCTTCAAGGTGATCCGCTACGCCTACGCCGACGAGGTGGTGATCGCCGTGCCGGCCCCCTCCACCGACGAGGAGGCGGGCGCCACCTCGCAGACGAACGTGGGGCAGCAGGCCACCACCTCGACCGCGACGGCCTCCTCAACCACCACCACGGCGGGCACGACGACCGAGGCCACCGCGGGCGAGGAGCAGGACCAGTCCGCGCTGGCGGCCATCTACGACGCCGTCGAAGGGGAGGAGTAGGTGGGGCAGGTCATCGCCACCTTCCCGGGCCAGGCCGACACCGTGCAGGCGGTGACGCTCGACGGGACGCAGTTTCTCCTGCGCCTCTACTGGCGCGACCGGCTGGCAGCCTGGTACCTCGACCTCTCCGAGCTCGACGAGACCCCCGTGCTTCTCGGCCGGCGCCTCTCCACCGGCTGGGCCCCGCTCGCCGGGGTGAAGGTCGAGAACCGGCCCGACGGCTACCTCTTCGTCCGCGGCCCCGCCGAGTACGTCCGGGGCCAGCTCGGCGTCGACGTCCACCTGAGCTACTACTCCCGCGACGAGGTGAGCCGGGGCATCGTCCCTGAATTCGCCGTGACGGTCACCCACCCGTGAGACTCTTCAAGCGCATCGTCGTCGTACAGATCACGAACGCCGCGGGCGTGGGGCGCAGCTTCACGGACCTGCACGTCGCCTTCAGGGTCGACATGAACATGGAGTCGAAGCCGAACAAGGGGAAGGTCACCATCTACAACCCGGCCCCGGAGACGCTGGCCCTGTGCCAGGCCGAGGGCGCGATCGTCCGGGTGCTCGTCGGCTACGAGGACGTGGCGGGCGGCGTGCCCATGCTGATCTTCCAGGGCAACCCGACGCCGAACGGGGTGAAGATCCGCAAGGAAGGGCCCGACCGCATCTGCGAGATTGAGGCCGCCGACGGGGGCCGGGCCTACGCCGAGGGCACGGTCTCGATCTCCTACGCCCAGCCGACCACCCTCGCCGCCCTGATGGCGGAGGCCCTGCGGCAGCTCGGCCTGCCCGCCGGCTCGATGGCCACCCTCCCAGACCGGCAGTTCCCCGGCGGCTTCACCTACGAGGGGACGGCCCGCGCCCTCTTCGACCGCCTCGCCCAGATGGCGGGCTCCCGGTGGACCATCCGCGACGGCGCCGTACAGGTCATCGCCCGCGGGGGCTCATCGGGGGAGGCCGCGACGGTCTTCAGCGCCGCCAGCGGCAACCTCATCGGCAGCCCAGCGGCGACGGACAAGGGCGTCGCCATCAAGGGCCTGATCTCCCCCACCGTCCGGCCGGGCAAGCCCTTTCGCGTGATCGCCGAGCAGCTCAGCGGGGACTACATCGCCGAGAAGGTCACCTTCGACGGCTCCAACTTCGGCGGATCCTTCTACGTCACGGTCGAAGGCAACCCGATCGGAGCGGCGGCATGAGCGGCCCGTCGCCCGTCGAGGCCCTCTCCCAGGCGATCGGCGGCTCCACCGCCGCGATCCACACCTCGGCCCCGGGGGTGGTGACCGCCTACGACCGGGTGACGCAGACCTGCTCGGTGACCCCGGCCGTAAAGCTCGGCAAGCGGAAGCCGGACGGCTCGATCGCGCGGGTGGCGCCGCCGGGGCTCCACAACGTGCCGGTGCTCTTCCCGGGCAGCGGGGACATCTCGATCACCTGGGACCTGCAGGCCGGCGACGAGGTGCTCCTCCTCTTCGCGGAGCGGTCGATCGCCGAGTGGCGGAGCGCCGGGGGGACCGGGGCGGAGCCGCTCGATCCCCGCCGGCACGACATCCAGGACGCCGTCGCCATCCCGGGCCTGCGCAGCGCCGGCAAGGCCATCGCGGCCGCAGGCCTCGACGAGGGGGCGCTCGTCGTGCTCGCCGAGGACATCCGCCTCGGCTCGAAAGACGCCGCGTCCGCGCTCGTGCTGGAGGAGCTGCTCCCCGACCTCGGCGCGGTCGCCACCGCCCTGTCAGCCTGGGCCACCGCCCCCGCGGCGCCCACCCTCCTCGCTCTCACCACCGCGATCACGACTCTCCTCGCCGGCATCAGCGGGGGGGGCTACAAGGCCGCGAAGGTGACCGCCGAATGAGCCTTGACGTCCTGCTCGACACTGACGGCGACCTCGCCCCCGTGAGCCACCTCGGCACGGGCGACGCCGTCACCCTGCAGCGCGTCGCGATCCGGCTGTCGATCATGCGGGGGGAGTGCCCCCTCGATCAGCAGATGGGCCTGCCCGTGATCGAGTGGCTGCGCACGAAGCCGGTGGACCTCCTCCGCGTGAGCGCGGACGTCCGCAAGCTCGTCGAAGCCTGCCCCGGGGTGGCCGCGCTCGAGAACCTCGACGTCGTCCAGGTGGAGGAGGAGATCCGCATCACCGGCCTCGTGCGCTCCTCGCTGACCGGGGCCGCGGTGCCGCTCATTCATCGCGTCGGCCCCGGCGGCCCGAACCTTGCCCTCGGGCTGCTGAGCCACCTTCGACCGGGTAGGATCGGCGCATGAGCGGGCTCACCTCCTCGGGCTACTCGCCTCTTCGCACGGCCGACTACCTCACGATCATCCGGGAGAGCTTCGTCGCCGAGCTCATCGCCGCCGGCCACCCCGGAGACGTCGATTGGGCCGCCGACACCGTGCTCGGCAGCCTGACCACGCTCATGGCCGCTGAGCTCGGCCGGCTCGGTGAGATGGCCCAGGCCGTCTACGACGCCCGCGTGCCCGCGAATGCGACCGGGGCCCAGCTCGACGATCTCTGCACCCTCGTCGGGGTGTCGCGCCTGGACCCGACGGCTTCGACGGCGACGGTCACGCTCACCGGCACGAGCGGGACGGTGATCCCCACCGGCGCCATCATGCAGGGCGGGGGCGACGATGGGCTCGCCCGCTGGCGCCTCGATGCCGCCGTCACGCTGGCCAGCGGCACGGGGGAGGGCACCGTCACCTCCGAGGAGGAGGGCGCCATTGTGGCCGCCCCCGGCGACATCGCCCAGATCGTGACCCCGGTTGCCGGCTGGACCGCCTGCACCAATGCCGCCGCGGCGGTGACGGGGCGCGACATGGAGACGGACTCGGCCCTTCGGGTGCGCCGCCAACTCTCGCTCCAGATCACCGGCACAGGCTCCGCGGCCTCCATCCGGGCCGGGATCGCCGCCCTCGACTACGTCGTCTCCGTGCTCGTGCTGGAGAACGACACTGACGCCGACGCGGTGATCTCAGGCGTCACGGTGGGGCCTCGCGCGGTGAACGTCATCGTCTGGCCGGACACCCTGACCGAGGAGCAGGAGAACGAGATCGCGGAGACCATTTACCGCCGGACGGCAGCCACCACCGCGACCATGGGAAGCGACGTGCAGACCACGGTCACGGGCGCGGACGGCACCGCGAAGGCGGTCAACTTCGACTTCGCCGACCAGCTCAGCGTGGATGTGGATGTGGATGTCGTGCTCGCCAGCGGCTACGCCCTGGTCGACGTGGCGACCCTCATCGAAGAGGCTGTCGCGGCCTGGTTCGAGGAGCATGCGGTGGTCGGCAACGCGATTGACGATGCCGACATTGCCGAAGTGGCCCGCGTCACCGGCGTTCGGCGGCTGACCGTCCTTCTCAACAGCGCCGCCTACGTCCAGCCGACCGCCACCCAGATCCCGGCCGTCGGCATGATCTCGGTCGCTGAAGCATGAGCACCGGCGCCGACACCCGCATCGAGACCATCCCCTCCTATGAGGAGCTGGCCCTGTCGCGGCTGGCACCACAGGTCATCGCCTACCAGCCCCGGCTGCGGGCGCTCATTCAGGCGCTCTCCGCTGGCGCGCAGGCGTGCGAGGACGAGCTCTTCGACCTGCTCGTGAGTTCGGGACTGGACGCGGCCACCGGGGCAACATTGACCCAGTGGGCCCTGATCGTGGGGCTGGAGCGCGGCCCCCTCGATGACCTCTGGCTGCGGCGCTTCGTGAAGGCGAAGCTGCGGGCGAACCGGTCGCAGTCCACGAACGATGACCTGATCGGCATCTTCGGGGCCCTCATGGGCGCACCAGCCTACACGGTGGCGAACTTCCCGTCGTCTTTCTACCTTTTTGCGGTGGTCGATTCGCCGGCCGACCCGACCACGCGCCGGGAGATCGCCCGCTTCATGGCGGCGGTGAAGCCGGCGGGCGGGGAGATGATCCTGATGGAGGCGCTCTCCGGCTACCAGGGCTTCATCGGTGACCCGAAGTCGGGTGTGCTAAGTTCGGCGCCGCTCGGCAAGATCATCACGGAGGCGGCATGACAGCGCCCGAAGGCTTCGACTGGGCGACCTCCGCCTCGGCACTTGTGACCGAGCCGAGCGCCGCAACGAAGGGCAACGGCTTCATTCCGCTGACCCCGCTTTCGGCCGAGTACATGAACTGGCTCCTGCAGCAGGCCGGACGGGCGGCAACCTTCGTCGCCGGGTGGTCGGACCTCGCCGAGTTCATCGACGAAGCGGCCGAGGAGCAGCTCGGGCTGTTGACCGAGGATGCCGAGGCGGCGGCCACCCAGGGCACCACGAAGGGCAGCCGGTCCCTCTCGACCGATGCCCTTGCCATTGCCACCGACGGGCGCCGCGTGTGGGTCGGGCAGCGATCACAGGGGAGCGTGCTCCAGTACCCCCGGGCGCTCTCGGCGAACGACGCGAGCTACCTGCTCGCCCACCCCACCAGCCCGGCGATCAAGCGCATCGTCCGGGCGGGTGAGAAGCTGCTCACCCTCTACACCCAGGG